TACAAAAACATGAAATTACAAAAACAGAAGATTTAAGTGCAGGAGTAAATGAAAGCATTATTGTTGAATACGCAGATGGAACTAAAGGAATCCATAAGCCTATTGCTGGTGAAATTGACTGGATGATTGATGATTTAGGCAGAAAGGGAACTTTAGCCGCAAGAGAAAGAATGGCGTATGTTATTAACAGGGAAATGGGAGATTCCAACGTTCCTGTAACTATATTCAAAGAAGTAGACAATAAAGCAGGTTCATTGCAAAAATGGGCTAACGATTATGTATTCAAAGACGATATTATGGGGCAAATTAAGAGATTGTCAGAAACTGAAAGGGATTTGGCTGTAACCAACTTTAGACTGCAAGAAGCAAAAATGCATACTTTCGATTATTTAATCCAAAATGCAGACCGACATGAGCATAATTATTTAGTCAATATAGCTGGTGATATTAAATTTATTGATAATGGATATTCGCTACCAAATAGGGCATTCACTTACGGGCGTGATGTTACATCATTGACTGATGCGACAAGAATGAAAATAGCAATAGAGGCAGGGAAACGGAGAAATGAATTAACAATTTATTTGAAAGGCAAAGAAAAAGTAACGCAATATCGTGATTCAATCAGAAGGCTTGTCAATAACAAGGCAATCAAAGAAGAAATGAAAAATAATAATATGGGCGGAGCAGAATATACATTTTTCAACGAAAGAGTTAAGGCATTATTGGATTCGCTTAATGGATATTTGAGAGATAATTATTAGGGAGGCAATTATGGAAAAATATATTACAATTCTGAATGAACGGAATGAGGAAATCGGGGAAATTGTTTTAAAGAATGATGCCATTAAAGTAAATGGCAAGAAAGCAAAATCAATAAATGACATGTTGGAATCATGGCAAAAGGGATATTTCGGGAAAAAATATAATACGGATAAAAAATTGTTTGAGGTAATACCCGAATTGATGTCAAGATATACCAGAATATTCTCTTCTAATATAAAGGAAAGGGATTAATACATTTGAAAATAGTTGAAGTCAGATGTGGAAATTGTAATAAACAGTTATTTAAAATCATTGATGATAGATATATTGAAATAACATGCTCAAGAGTAGGATGTGATTATAAACATAGAAAATTAATATATGACATGAAAGGAAAGGAATTGACAAATAAAAAATTCCCTGGTAAAATTATTTTAGGTTAGATTTTGCCCGAATAATATTATTCTATCTCCCAAAATTAGAGTGCCTTTGAGTGCCGAACTTGAAGGCACTTTTTTTATTATATAAACAAAGAAAGGAGAAAACGATGTGAGTGAAAAAAATAAAAACATGAAAGAAAGTTTAGAAGTCAAAGCAAATCAAATTCGCCGAATGTTTGAAAAAGAAAATGAATATGTTGCACAGGTATTCGATGATGCTGTTATCGTTCATGATTTTAAGGCCGATAAATATTACGAAATCCAATTTGAAATGAATGATGATGGAACTATCACAAAAGGCGAAAGAAAGGAAGTGGATTTGGTTTATATCCAGAAAAGATTTGCAAAAGAAAATGCCGAACTTACAGGCCCGATATTCAAAAAAGAAGATGAGCAAAAAATTGTTTATGCAGCCGTTTTAGTTCCTGGGGAGCCCGATTATGATTTTGACAAAGGCGAAAAAATATTATCAGCAGAAGAAATTGAAAGGGTTGCTCATAAATGGATGGAAGATTATGGAAACATAGATTATATGCATGGATTAAACAATGTGGCGAAACCAATTGAAACATTTATACTGCCGATGGATTGGGAGGTTACTGTCGGGAGTGAAAAAGTGTTGTTGCCAAAAGGAACTTGGATATTAGGGGCAAAAGTAACAAACGAACAGGCATGGAAAGAAGTAAAGGAAGGGAAATTGACAGGATTTTCCATTATGGGAATTCAAAACACAGTATTGAAAGAAATCATGAAAAAAGTTGCAGATGGTGAACAGGTCAATAAGGAATTCCAAAGCTCATTGAAACGGGTATTAATCAGGGATTTAGGCGATGATTGGATAGTTCCATTTGTCAGTTTGGTAGATGAGCCTTGCGTTCCAAAAGCCAAAATATTTTCAATAAAACAAAAAGAGGAAAAAAAGGAGAATGTATGGAGTAAAGTCGTAGAATATTTCAAAAAAACAGATGATATTGAACAAATGAAGGAAACAATGAAAAATTTGGAAACAATGTCGCAAAAGGCAGGTCGTTCAATCAGTGATGCAACTTATAATGACCTAAAAAAAGCCATTGAGGCATTACAGAAATTGATTGAAAAAGCTGACAAAGAAAGACGAGATAAATATGCAAAAAACCAGAAAGGAGATGACGAAATGAACGAGGAACAAGTAAAAAATTTAGTTGAAAAAACTCTTGATGAGAAATTAAAGCCGATATTGGAAGGGATTGAGGGATTGAAGGAAAAACCAGAAAAAACCGAAAAAGGCGAAACCGAAGAAATTGAAGAAACTGACGGAGTTGAAGAAACTGAGGAAATTGAAGAAACTGATGACGAAGTCGAAAAACTGAAAGAGGAAAATTCAACATTAAAATCCATTATTGATAAATTGAATGCAGCTAAAAAGGGAAAATCCAAAGTTGAAAAAGGACAGGAAGGCGATAATGATTATCAGGAATATACAGTTGCAAAACATTATGAAGAATTAGGACGAGATAATATGGGAATGCCAATAAAGAAAGGAGAGAAATAAATGTTTACACAAAAAGAATTATTGTATTTAATCGACAAAGCAATGAAAGGAGGAATCGTTGAAGTATCTGATTTTGGAGATGCAGTATTACAGCCTGAAAAACAGACCAGATTTATACGACAAGCTCAATTAAAAACCAAAGTATTGCCTCAAGCCAGATATGTTCAAATGACTTCTCATATTCACGACATTGACAGAATATCATTTCCAGGGCGTGTATTAAAATCTGGCTCTGATGGTGATAATGTTCATAGAAATTTGGAAACAACTGAATTCGCAAAACCATCTACTGCTATCAATAAATTAACTGCAAAGGAATTTGTTGCAATTGTATCTTTAAGGGATAGTGCATTACGAAGAAATATTGAAAAGGAAAATTTTGAAGATACATTGATAGATATGTTGGGAGCTGCAGCTGGCAAGGATTTGGAGGAATTTGCATTTTTTGCGAATACCGATATTCTTCATTCCAACGATGATGTGTTGTCAAAAACTGATGGCTGGGTAAAAAGCGCAGCTAATGCCATTTATGGAGTTGGAGGAAGCAAAGATTTTGACCCGACTGCAGATACATATCCTGAAAATATGTTCGATACCATGTTAACGGCAACTCCAAAAGAATATTTAAATGACCCGAATGATTTTCGTTACTGGGTAGATTGGAATACTATGGATGCATATCTTAACTTACTCAAAAAACGATATACCAATTTAGGTGATGATATTTACAGAGGGGCATTGCCTCCATATAAGGGAATTCCAGTTGAATACGTGCCGTTATTTGCCAGAAGCACCTTAACAGGTGGAGGGGCAGGTAGAGTTTGTGTTTTAGGTTACCCTGAAAATCATGCATGGGGCGTATTCCATAAAATTGCAATTGAAAGGGAACGAGAGGCTAAAAAGAGAAGAACTGATTTTGTATTAACTATTGAAGCCGATGCTGGATTTGAGGACGAAAACGCATGCACCGTAGCATATATCGAAAAAGAAAATCCTGAATCCTAATTAAAAGAAAGGAAAGCTCTATGAAAATTGGAATTGTGGGATATGGCATTGTTGGAAAAGCAACAGAACGAAGACTGGCGGGCAACGAGTTTTTTATACTCGACCCGCCTTTGGGGTTTAATGATGACATTAGTGGATGCGATATAATTTTTATTTGTATCAATGAAAAAAATTCTGAAATGAAAACACTCGATACTATTGTAAAATCATTGGTATTGAATAACAAGAAATGCTTTTTTGTTATAAGGACGACAGTAGTGCCTGGAACGACCGACAGATATATTGCAGAATACCGTAGAATGTTCGTTTTTATGCCCGAATTTTTACGAGAATGGAATGCCGAATATGATTCATTATACCCTGACAAAACTATCGTAGGAACGATGGATTCTGGAATAACTGAAATATTGTCTATATTGTTCAATGGAATCTTGCAGGTAAAACCGATTGATGCAGAATTAGCCAAGTTGGCATTAAACAGTTTGGCATTAATCAAAGTGGTATTTGCCGAAGAATTGCACGATTTAGCAATGAAACTTAATGCTGATTATGGAAACATATATAAAATATTCAAACTTGACCAGAACATAAACGAACGACATTTATTAGCAGGCAAAGACGGTTACAGGGGAGCAGGTGGGAAGTGTTTACCAAAAGATAGTAAATTCATGGCTGAAACCGGGAAGATATTTAATTCCAGAATGAGCTTATTAGAAACAGCGGTTGCAATAAACAAAATAATGTTGAGGATGAAAACGATATGAGAATATTAGTAACAGGCTCAAAAGGAATAGTAGGGGGAAAACTTGTTAAGGAATTGACTCTTAGAGGTTACGAGGTTTTTGGAATTGACCTTAACCATGACCCTAAAGAATATATCCATGTGCATAAACCGAATTACAAATTATGCAGTTATGCCAGATGCGATATAGGAGAATACCGACAGATAGCAGATGTAATTGAAAATGCAGGATATTTTGATTATGTCTATAATTGTGCCGCTGAATTTGGAAGGTGGAACGGAGAAAACTATTATGAACAGATGTGGAAATCCAATTTAATCGGACTGAAAAATATTCTCAAACTTCAAGAGAGATACAAATTTAAGCTAATACATTTTTCAAGTTCAGAAGTTTATGGTGACTGGCAGGGATTAATGAGGGAAGAAGTTACCGACAAAGAAGCCATAAAACAAATGAACGATTATGCTATCTCTAAGTGGGCTAATGAACTTCAAATCAAAAATTCAATGCTAATGAATAATACCGAAACAGTTATAGTAAGGTTATTTAATACTTATGGGGCTGGAGAATATTATACTCCATACCGAAGTGTGAATTGTAGAATTTGCTATCATGGAATTAAAGGATTGCCAATAGAAATTTACAAAGGGCATTATCGTAGCAGTACCTATATTCTGGATTGTATCCAGACTGTAGCCAATATAGTTAATAATTTTATTCCCGGAAGGATTTATAACATCGGAAGCAAACAATATCACAGCATAGAAGAGTTAGCAAAGTTTGCATGGGATTATA